AGAGCTGTCGAATAAAGATATGCCGCTCGTCGTATGGCTTGGAGACGCAATCATTCTTGATAATGATCTTCCACTAGGCACCGACTTTCTTCTTACGAAAGAAGTTGAAGACCACTTTGCGTGGTGTATGTGGGATGGTAAGGAATTCTTCAATAAACCAACGGAGACGGTTCCAAATGCTGCTGCACTCGTTGGCCTGTATAGTTTCGCAGATGGTGTAGGCGCTGACTATGCGTTCTCCTCAGCGACTGAGTACGACATCTCGTTTGCCCTTGAGAAGTATGCGCGTTCAACTTCAAGATCTTTTAACCGTATTAATACGAGCAACTGGTACGACATTGGTGACATTGCTTCGTATCATCGTACATGCGCAGAGTTCCTTACTTTTAAAGCTCGTGCATTCAATTCGTTTCAGTACGACCCAGAACTCAACGTAGTTACGAAGGTACCAAACTATACGAATGAGTTCGCTGTTCGTACTGTCATGAACGAAAAGTCTTGGTACAAAGCTCTCAATTCAAAGCAGCGAATGTTCGTTCCAAAGGTGCTAGATGATGACTACGGCCTATCTCTGTCTTATGAGTCCGGTACTCTGCTCTCGGATCTATTCATCCACGAGGACATTTCTAAGAGTACTATCGACTATCTAATTGAAAAGGTTGTACTTTCTGTTCGAAACAACTTTCATCAGAGACCTAGTCTTGAGTTTCTAAAAGACTTTAGCAGTAACGCAAATGCCATGTGGATCCAAAAGACAACTGAAAGACTCAATAAGTCTGGCCTAAGTTCTTCTGAGCAAGGATATTACGGGCGGATCGCTGAAAGATGTATGAACCGAGCTGAGCCTGTTCTGGCTATGCATGGCGATTTACATTTTGGAAATATATTGTATAATCCATATAACGATAGCATTACTCTCTTGGATCCTCGTGGAGAATACGGCAATCATGTTGGTTGCGGCGGCGATCATCTATACGACCTGTGTAAACTCTCTCACGATCTCTATCATGGATACAACTCGCTGTTTCAGAGCAAGGCGTATCCTAAGTATGTTCGTGAAAGTTTCTCAAAGATTATTCGAAAGTATTATTCAAAAGAGTATCGTGAGATCATCGATGGTGGCGCATTGCTTATCGCGACAGCCATTCCTCTTCACTATGACAGCTCTATTCGACAGGAACAAATGAAGGAATATGTAATTGAGTACGCAAACTCTAGTCATTGATATTGATCATACGATCTGTACGCCTAACGATGGCGAGAAGGATACGTTCGAAAAGTATGGCAAGGCGACACCAAAACTCGAAATGATCGAAAGCATTCGTAAAGCAAAAGAAAAGGGCTTTCGTATCGTTCTGTTTACTGCGAGGCGAATGGCCACTCATAATGGTGATATAAATAAAGTCATAGAGGATGTTGGCGATCTTACGGTTAATTGGCTTAAAGAAAACAACGTTCCATACGATGAACTAATGTTTGGTAAACCGAATGCGGTCTACTACGTTGATGATAAGGCTCTAAGGCCAGATGAATTTGTGAAATTTATAGAATGGGATACACTATGAAGAACATTGGTTTTTGCAAGATTGGTAAATCTGTAAAGTTTAAGACGAATAAGTACTCGCCTATCGGCGGAGACAACGAAGCTTCTTGCACACTACGAGCAGTTGCGAACAACAATCCTGATAAGAAGTTCTATATCGTTGGTCGCTCTGACTTCGGTACTCTTACAGAATCTGAGAAAGCAGATCTCTTTCCATACGATAACGTGATTGATGTATGGGAAGGTGTTGGTCTTGAGATTTCTCAGAAGTACTTTGATCACGTCGTCAATTACTTTAAAGAAAAGAAAGTTACTCTCGACTTTACCATTATGATGGTTGGTCAGCTCAGCAACGTTACGATTCCGGATCGCATTCAGAAGGTTCGTGAAGGTAACGATGGAAAGCCTGCTGCGACTCTCGATATGACCAAGTGGTATACGACTCCAATCGTTACTTGGCTGAACCAAGAGCAGGTTCCGTATATTGAAATCGTTAATGATCCTCGCTATACGATTAAGCAACCTCGCGATCTGTTTCACATGCCAATGCGTTCTCTTGGTCAGTATGATTATGATTATGAAACGTTTGCGATTCGCGACTATGTTGATCAGGAACGCATCACTCGCGTAGTTCATTCGGAATATGCAGGTATGGAGACGGCCTTCTGCGGAGACTACGAATACACTGAAGAAGTCAACGTAAATCGTAACACAAACTTTATGGTCGTTCTTAACGAAGGCAAGCCGTCTCGCTACGACCTTCTGAAGGAATGGGTTCTCAACAAGTTCGATAACGTTGAAGTCTATGGCAAGTGGGAACATGGTGCAGCAACTGTTGACTCTCGGTTTAAAGGATCGTTGCACATCAACGAGCTGCAGAAGAAACTTCAGGACGTAAAGTTTACTTTCATCATTCCGATTAAGGAAGGCTGGGTTACATCTAAGTATATTGAGATGATCCATGCTGGTGTTATTCCATTCCTGCATCCGACCTATGATATGCAAGGTCATCTACCAATTCCAGAGTTTCTACGTCCAAAGACTCCAGAAGAGTTCTTTCGCCGTATGGAGATGGTAGATACACATGAAGCGCATCAGAACCTTCTTAAGGAACTACGCAAGGCAGTGCTTAAGCCTGAGTACTACGATGGTACTTTTATTAATGATAAGATTATGAATGCTTTCGACACGAACTACACTCGTCCTGATGTTCAAGCATTTGAAAAAAAGACTATAACAACACTTGCAGATTTTTTCGTATAAAGGATAAAGAATAATGAGTGATATTACTTGGGTACCTCATATCCCACTTATCGGTGGACAGATGCTAGGAGCCGAAAAAGCTTTTGGCGTTCCACCTCTTGCTATCTATTCATACGATGGATTTCAAGCAAACGATAGTCACTACGTAAACTATCAGAATAACGTAAAGGGCAGAGGACTCGAGTATCGACTCTTGGATAACGGCCCACCTATTCATAAGGTAGATGTTGTCTCTGGTACTCCTCCTTGTGCAGCTCTATCGCAGCTAAACACAGGTCAGACAGTTGAATCAAAAGGTGCTGCTTGTGCAAAGAACGAATGGATGTATAAAGTCTTCGAGGACGCGATTGATCTGTTTGAAGCAAAGGCTGTAGTAGTCGAGAACGCGCCTGCTCTCTATACGAATAAAGGTCGTGCAGTCGCAAACAATTTGTTTGACATTTGTAATAAAAGAGGGTATAGTTTAACTCTGTACAAAACATCAACGATGTATCACGGCATTCCGCAAGCTCGCGATCGAACCTTTGCTATCGGCTGGAAATCAGAGAAGGCTCCGATCATGTCTTGGTTTAAACGCGATCGTAAAAACTTTAAAGAGTACTTGTCCGAGTTGCAACAGAACACGCTTCAGCAAGACTTGGTTATCAATTCCAAGTTGGATGATGAACCGTATTACGCGTTTATTAAATCAAGAACGAACGACAATCCGAGGGATGTTATTATTAAGAGCGGTAACATTACAGCTTTCAACTATATCAATCGTGCTGGTCTGCTTGAAGAAGCAAATAAGTGGATGCATCAGGTTGGCCACGAACGCGGAATTAAAGTATCGGAACACGCTATTAAAAAGTTTGCGGACAACAAGGGTATCTGGGATAGCTCAACACACGTCTTTGACGAATGCATGAACGCTGTGATTGGTCGTAACCTTGCTGATACGATCCATCCTATTCACGATCGTTCGCTTACGATTCGTGAAGCTCTGCATATGATGGGTTTCCCTCACGATTTTGAATTGGTCGGTGGACTCGCAAAGATGAACCACATCGCTCAGAACGTTCCGGTTCCTACGTCGCGCGATATTCATTCTGAAATCGCCAAGTTCATTCGCGGAGAGCTTCCTCTATCCGGAACAAACTATCTTCGTCAGAACAATCACTACGAAAAGAACGAGTACGACCCGCTAGGTTCGGGAAGTCAAAACGCAACACTTGAAGGATTCTTTGTATGACTCACCTAATTATTGACTTTGAGACAATGGGTAAGGACGCAGGAAAGTGCGCCGTTATCGACTGTTCAGTCATGGTCTTTGACTTCGATCGTTTTCTAACAAATCCTTATACGATCGAGAGTATCTCCTACGCGAAACGTTTTAAACTATCCGTGACGGATCAGGTAAAGAACTATGGTTTCGAGATTGATAAGAGTACTCTTCAGTTCTGGGAAGAACAGAGTCCTGAAGTTCGTGCAAACATTGCTCCAAAGAAATCTGACCTGACTGTGAAGGAATTTGTAAAGCAGTTTCACGAATTCCTTATTGAGTCTCCAAAGGTAGATTACTGGTGGAGTCGTTCGAATACTTTCGATCCAATCATCCTATCACGACTCTTTGCAGCCGAAGGAAAGCTTCTGCATCTTGATGAGTATCTTAAGTATTGGCGTGTTCGTGATACGCGTACGTTTATTGATGCTAAACTTAACTTTCCAAAAGAAAACTCGTTTTCTCCGCTCGTTGATTCTGACAAGTGGAATAAAGTATTTAAGAAACACGATAGTTCCTGGGATATTCTCGCTGACGTTCTTCGTCTTCAGCAGATCTATCGCGCAGAGAACGATCTTGAACTATCATAAGGAGTAAAAATGATGCAACTACAGATTACAGCAGAACACCTACGAAAATATTCTATCTTTGTTGGAACGCCGATGTATGGTGGGCAGTGCGCAGGAATGTTCTGTAAATCTACGAACGACCTAGCATCTCTCTGTGCCAAATACAACATCGATCTTAAGTTCTATTATCTATTTAATGAAAGCTTAGTTCAAAGGGCAAGGAACTATGTAGTAGATGAATTCATGAGGTCAGACTGCACACATCTTATGTTTATCGATGCTGATATTGGTTTCAGACCTAATGATGTACTGTCGATGCTCGGTATTCAGACCATGCACCCGGATCAGTATGATATCATGACTGGTCCGTATCCAAAGAAAACGATTGCTTGGGAAAAGGTAAAGAAGGCGGTAGAGATGGGAAAGGCGGAGAATCCTTTCGACTTGGACTTCTATACAGCCGACTACGTGTTCAACCCAGCAAAGGGAACCACGTCTTTCCGTATTGACCAACCTATCGAAGTGAGCGAGGCTGGTACCGGATTTATGCTTATACCTCGAGCCGTGTTGGAAAAATACAGAGACGCATACCCAGAACTCAAGTATA